GACAACGGCTCGAACGCACCCGGCTCGTACACCACGCTGCTTTCGACAGGTGTGTTTGCCGCTTCGGTTCTGACGGCAAGCAACCGCCTGCTGACCTTCCAGATTCCTCCTCTGACTCTGGGGCAATCGCTGCCACGTTTCTACCGCCTGTATTACACGGTAGGTACTGGCACGTTCAGTGCTGGCGCTCTGACCGCTGGTATCGCGTTCAACCTGCCTGCGGGTGTTGGTGGTACGCTGTATCCTGCGAACTACACCGTTTACACGGTATAATAACACGGGGGCGGCGTAACAACCGCCCCCACTTTATCAACTTAAAAGGAAGATTTTATGCAAGGTTTATCTCCAGTCCCACCAGCTCCCAAACAGCAGGTCAATATTGACCCTGACCGTCCAGCTTACAAAGTGGTTGAGAAGCGTGGGTTCTTTGATGAAAATGACCGCCTGTGGCCAATGGATTCGATGATTTACTGGGATGGCACCCCTAATCCCGGCCTAGAGCCAATTAACGAGCCTGCGCTGAAAATCATGCGCGAATACCTGATGGAACTGGACAAAATGGGCGAAGCTGTTTCCAAGGAGCGTGGCACTGGCCATGCCAAACTGGTGAACGCTTTTGAGGCACGCACTAAGCTGCGCCAACTGGACGCCATTGAGCGTCGCATGGTTGGTCAGGAGCCAGAGCTTCAGGTTCTTGGCAACAAGAGAAAAGAAGGCATGTCTGCTCAGGCTATTGGTGCAGCATCCACGCACATTCCAATGGTTCCACCACTTGGGCAACAGAAACGTCAGTACAACAAGAAACAAGATGGCTAAGAAGAAATGGATAAAGGGAGCGATTGAACACCCCGGTGCGTTTGGCAAAAAAGCTAAAGCGGCTGGGGAGTCCACACGCGAGTACGCAGAAGAGCATAAAAGCGATTCTGGAAAAACTGGCAAGCAAGCGCGTCTTGCTCTGACGTTGATGAGCATGAGAAAAAAACGATATGGAGAAGACTGATGGCTAATATGTCAAAGAAGATGTACTCGAACTCCCCCAAGATTGGGAAGGACGAAAACGGCAAGCCTAAAATGACCCGCGAATCGCTGGCAAAAGGCACCGACGAAAAGCTTTCCAAGAGCAAAGTTTCTGGCGAAGATGATGGCCTTGATGAGCGCATGGAAACGATGATTCGTCACCGTAAGGAGATGGATGAAATCGGTGCTCGCCACAAAGGTGAGTACGATAAAATTTTTGGTGAAAAAAAGGAGAAATAGACTATGGCTCTTACTGGTGACGAAATTGTATATGTAACTGGCCTTGATGCTCAAGGTCGTGCTGCCGCAACTCAGTTCCCCACTACCGTTCAGGACATCGCTGACCTTGCAGTAGTTGGGCCTGAAGTAGAAGAGGTTGTGTTTGAAGGTTCCGTATCTGGCACCACAACGCTGCAAGCTTCTGCTGCTGCTGGCACTACCACCATCACCCTTCCAGCGGCTACCGATACGCTCGTGGGCAAGGCAACCACCGATACTCTGACCAACAAGACCCTGACCGCTCCGACCCTTGGTGGAACGGTGGCTGGCACCTACACACTTGGCGGCACCCCAACCGTAGGCGTGGACACCACTCTTGCAGATGGCGTTGACCTTATTTTGAATGCCACCACTGGCACCAAGATTGGTACGGGCGCTACTCAGAAATTGGGCTTTTGGAATGCCACTCCAGTTGTTCAGCAAGCCACCACGGGAACCACGACTGGTTTCACTGCTGGTGCTGGTACGGCTGTTTTAAGTGACTCCACTTTCACTGGCAACAGCGGCACCAAAGCCTATACCATTGGTGACATTGTGCTTGCTCTTAAAAACACGGGCATTCTTGCTGCTTCGTAGGGGTTCTTATGTATAAAATGGTTGATATGGCGCACACGCCAGCAGAGATGAAGGAGGAAGCCGCAAGCTCCATTCCTTGCTCTACTGGCGCTCCCAAATATCCATACGGTCTTTGTATCCGTCTGGGCAAAGATGAGCTGGAGAAGCTAGACCTCGGATGTGATTGCGAAGTGGGTGACATGATTCACCTGTTCGCAATGGCCAAGGTAACAAGCGTCAGCGCATACGAGACAGAAAATGGGTCTAGCCAGAACGTAGAGCTGCAAATTACTCACCTCGGACTTGAAAATGAAGAGGAAGAGGAAGAAGAAGTGCAAAAACTGGGGCGCAAGGTACATACTCGCCTTTATAGTTAGGGGGTATTATGGCCACGGGGAGTGTTATTAGTCTGTGCAATCGCGCACTTTTAAGCATAGGTGCACGCGCTCAAATTTCGTCTCTGACCGAAGGTTCTACCGAGTCGGATGCTTGCAGCGTTCTTTACACCCCTACTTTTGAGAGCCTCGCTCGCACTGCCCATTGGAACTGCCTTAGAAAGCAAGCATCTCTTTCGCTGCTTGCCGCTGCTGCTGGAACTCCAGAAAACTTGGATGGGACTACGCTCCCGCTTCCTCCACAGCCTTGGCTGTATTCATATGCTCTTCCCAACGATTGCTTGCAGGCTCGCTTCATCATGCCAAATGCGAACGCCACCCCAACTGGCGTGCCGCTAACCCCTGCCACACAAGATGCTCCTTGGTATGTTTATCCTGTCGGGCAGATGCCATACTATGTCGCGTATGACACAGACGCCAATAATTCTCCGATACAGGTAGTTCTTACCAACGTAGCACAGGCAATTTTGGTTTATACCGTAAACCAGCCCAACCCACAGGTATGGGACAGCGACCTCCAGCAAGCTTTTGTTGCTTCGCTTGCCGCATATCTTGTGCCCGCTCTATCTTTGAACATGCCGCTAATGAGGATGCAGGTCGAGCTGGCTGATAGGATTATTGCCAATGCCCGTGCGAGAGACGCAAACGAAAACTACAACAACCAGACCATCATTCCAGACTGGATTAGAGCACGAAACACAGGTGGCCTTGGCTATTATGGTGTCGGCCAAGGATTTGGCAGCGGATGGGTCGATATGTCATGGCCGGGGTAATGAATGACATATTCAACAATCCACAATAGCTTTACTGGCGGAGAGATAAGCCCTTCCCTTTTTGGCCGCGTTGACCTGAAAAAATGGAACAACGGCGCATCTACCATGCGTAATTTCTTCGTCAATTATCGCGGCGGTGCATATTCTCGCGCAGGCTTGGCTTATGTGGGGACTTGCAAGCAGTCTGGCACAGCGGCACCTCCGAGAGACATCCGATTCCAGTTCAATATCAATCAAGGGTATGTGCTCGAATTTGGCGACCAATACATGCGCGTAAAGTCCGACGGAGCGTATGTTGTCGAAGCAACAAAGAATATTTCTGGAGCTACAAACGCTCTTCCGCTGGTAATTACATGCAATTCCCACGGGTATTCAAATGGCGATTGGGTTTATATCACGGGCATGACGGGGATGACCAATCTCAATGGGCTGACGTGGATTGTGCAGAACGTAACCACCCATACATTTACCCTGCAAGACTTGTTCGGCCAGCAAGTGAACTCCACATCATGGGACGCTTATGCTTCAGGTGGAACATGCGCTCGGTTGTTTACTCTGGTCACGCCTTATGCGGCGGTTGACCTTCCCTACTTGAAGTACACGCAGTCGGCTGACACAATGTCGCTAACTTGCGTAAACCAAGAAACAGGCACCGAGTACGCCCCGCAGGAGCTTCGTAGATTGGGCTTTGCAAACTGGACTATTACCCCAGAGAATTACGACGCAGTGATTGCCGCGCCCGCCAACGTAACGGTGACTGCACAAAGCTCTACCACAACGGACACTTATTACAGCTATGTGGTGACGGCGATTGACAGGGATACTGGCGATGAAAGCATTGCCTCCACGCCCGGCTCCGCTCAGAACAATAACATCGCCATCTATGCTGGCTCCAACACGATTACATGGGACATGGTGGCAAACGCCAGCAGCTACAACGTGTATGCCGCTCCTTCCTCGTACAACGTAGATGTGCCCCTTGGTGTTTCATACGGGTTTATCGGCACTGCGTTTGGGACGGAATTTGTGGATAACAACATCATCCCCGACTACGCTATAACCCCGCCAAAGCATAAAGACCCGTTTGCACGCGGCTCCATTGTGGCTATTGAGCCAACCGCTGGTGGAACTGGATACACTCAGGCGACCATTGGATACGCCATCACTACCTCGACTGGCTCAGGATTTGTAGGCTCTCCTGTGGTGGTGAGCGGAGAATTGGTGGCTTTTATTGTGGAAAACGGTGGGGCTGGATATGACCCAGCCGACACAATTGCCATCACTGATAGCGGTAGTGGTGCGAGCGCAACTGCTAATTTGGTTCTTGGTGCTCAGACGGGAACGTACCCCGCTGTTGTGGCTTACTATCAGCAGCGCCGAGCATATGGCTATACTTTGAACCAGCCTGATACATATTGGATGAGTCGTCCCGGCTCGTATAACAACATGGATTCTTCTCTCCCTGTGTCCGCCGCAGATGCCATTGTAGGCACGCCTTGGGCGCAACAGATAAACGGCATTCAGTTCATGGTGCCAATGACCAACGCGCTTATGGTTCTTACTGGCAATGGCGCATGGGCTGTGAACGGAGGCAACTCCGCAGACATTACCGCAGCCAATCAAACAGCACAGGCTCAAGCATATAACGGATGCTCCCCTACGGTTCCCCCTGTGCTTATCGACTACAACGTTCTGTATGTGCAGGCCAAAGGAAGCATTGTCCGTGACCTTGCATACGATTTCTTGACGAACGTGTTCACGGGCGTAGATAAAACCATCCTCTCTGGGCATTTGTTCTTTGGGTACACCATAAAGCAATGGGCGTATGCGGAAGAGCCTTGGAAGATTGTTTGGGCTATCAGAGATGATGGGCAGATGCTTTCGCTTACCTATCTCAAAGAGCAAGATGTATGGGCGTGGGCGCGTCATGATACCAACGGCCTGTTTGTGAGCGTGTGCTCGGTCACAGAGCCTCCTGTTGATGCTGTGTACGTTATCACTAAGCGCTATGTGAATGGCCAGTGGAAGTATTATTCCGAGCGAATGAACGACAGATATTGGGACGAGGTTGAAGATTGCTATTGCGTGGACTCTGGCCTTGAGTGGCCGATGAGCTATCCTAATGCGACCCTCACTCCAGCAGCGGCAGACGGAACGGCAAACATCACCTCGGTCAATCTTATTTCTGGCGGTACGGGATATACAGCCCCAACCGTTATAGCAGTTGACCCCACAGGACAGGGAACTGGCGCTACGTTCTCCGCAACTGTATCTGGTGGCGTTATCACCGCCATAAATGTCTTGGCACAAGGACAGGATTACGCTCAAGGAACAAACCTTGTCATCAGTGACTCAACGGGCACAGGCGCGGCAGCAGACCCTATCGTAACCAACAGAGTGGTGTTTACCGCCTCTTCTGGCGTGTTCTCTTCGGGTGATGTAGGTGATGTTATTCGTGTAGGCGGCGGCAAAGCAACGATTGTCCAGTACAACTCCCCCACCTCCGTTACGGCCAACATCACGCAGCCTATAACTTCGGTCATTCCAGACAACCCAGATAACATGCCTATACCAGCAGCGTCAGGTGATTGGTCTCTTTCCACCCCAACCGCTACGGTCACGGGCTTAAATCATCTGGAAGGGATGGAGGTGGCGATTCTTGCCGACGGTGGCGTTGTTGCCAACCAGATTGTAGTTGATGGAACCATTACCCTCCAGCAGCCAGCTTCTTCTATCAAAATTGGCCTTCCTTATGTGTGCCAGCTTCAAACACTTTATTTGGAAGTGCCTGCGTATTCCACAATGCAGGGTTCTCGCAAAAATATATACAACGCCTCTATCCGCGTTGAGGCGAGCCGAGGCATTTCTGTGGGAACGAACCAGACAGATTCCTCGACACAGCCCAACAATGCAAACGTGCCGTGGACGAACATGAAAGAGGTGAAGGAGCGCAATGCACTGGTGTCCGCTGGCTCTGCAATTCCTCTTTATACGGGCGATTATTACATTAACCTGCCAGCAGACTGGAACACCAAGGGGCAGCTTGCCATTCAGCAAACATATCCTCTTCCAGCCAATATTCTGGCGGGCATAATCAACTACCAGAAGGGAGATAGCATTGGCTAGACTTCAACTGATGACCGACAACCATGAAGCCTTTCGCCGTCCAGAAGTGCATATTGTTGCGTCTGTGCCAGAGCACGTTGCTATGCTCAAAAACAACCTTCGTGAAGAAGACCGCCAAGAGATATTGCGTTTTGGGATTACCATTGAAAGAGCTGTGTGGAGAAGCTACCGCAGGTCGTATCAAGCCCGCACTGCTTTTGTGGACGGAGAGATAGCCGCTATGTGGGGGTGCAATGGGAATTTTCTTGGCACTGGTCGTCCGTGGCTGCTCACAACCGCTGCTGTAAAAAACATATCGCCTCTTACCTTTATCCGCATCTACCAGCAAGAGGTGGAAGATATGCTTGGTGTGTTTCCTGTGCTTGCTAATTACGTTGATGCATCATATAATTCCGCCATAAGAGCCTTGGAAATCATAGGCTTTGATATTGGTGAGCCAGAGCCTATTGGATTCAAAAATGAACTGTACCGTAAATTTGAGATGAGGGCATAATGGGAGCAGACCCAATTACGGCTGGCGTGATGGTGTTATCGGCAGGTATTGAAGGTATCGGCCAAATTGCGGCTGGCAACGCAAACGCTGCGGCATCAAAATACAACGCCCAAGTAGCAGAGCAAAACGCCAAAATAGCAGAGCAAAATGCACGCTGGGTAGGAGCCGACGCCGACCAACGCCTTGCGATGGAGGGCATGAAAAACAAAGAGCGCTTAGGAAGAATAACTACGAACCAAGCCGCCTCTGGTCTGGACTTAAACAAAGGCTCCGCTGCGGATGTTCGCACGTCGCAGTCAATGATAGATAAGCTCGACTCCCTTACTATTCGCTCAAATGCTGCTCGTGAGGCGTATGGGCTTCAGACTCAAGCCCAGTCCTACAAGGCTGATGCTGCGATGAGCCGTTCCCGCGCCAAGTATGAGCGCAGAGCTGGGTATATAGCTGCGGCTTCTACGGTTCTAGGAAAGGGCGCTGAAGCGTATCGCACCGCCTACCCTCTGCCAAGCGAATCAAAGGGCAATAGCGTTTTGAACGAAACTCAGTTGCCAAGTCAGCTACCGTGGAAAAACGAACCTAATTACTCTAGCCCATATGCCACCTAAGCCAGACAGTCTTTATAACGCCGTTCCCGACGTTGTTCCGCAGGGCGATGTTGGACGCCCCATAGGGAACCGTGCCTCTGGAGCTGATTTTGGTGCTCAAGCATGGCAGGAGACATCCAAAGCCGCCAGCGGTGCCTTTGACGTGGCGCAGGAATACGCGCAGCGTGCCAGCGAAGCGAAGGTAAACGACGCACTTGCTAATAAATGGACCCCAGAAGCCGCTCGTATGCGCGGAGAGTTTGACGCTCTGGATGGGTATAACAAAGTAAAGGGCTATGATACCTATGTCTCTGGTCTGCAAAAATACGGCAATGACATTCTGAAGGAAGCTAAGACTCCTTACGAAAGAGAGCTTCTCACCTCTATGCTGAACAAGCAAATTGGCCAAGAAGTTGAGGTGGCAAAAAGAGCGCAGGTTGCCGCACTAGATAAGTACGAGGAGGACTCTCATTCGGCGCTTATTTCCTCTTTGTCTGATAACGTAGTAAAAAATTACAACGACCCTGCAATTACAGCAGACACCCTCAAGCAAATAGACGCTCAGGTGTATAAGTTTGGGCTGGACAGGGGCATGTCGGATTTAGCCATTGCCGAGCAGCAACGTAAGGCTCGCGGCCTGACGGTAGAGGGGATGGTAAACCGCGCTCTCGCCAATAATGACATTGGCATGGCCAACGCGATATATACCCAGAACAAATCGTATATTTCAGGCTACCAGCAGCTAGAGATGGACAAAACTCTTCATGCTGAGAATCTAAAACAATACTCGTCGGACGCCGTGAAGGCTCTTATGAACGGCGAGCCTCTTCCTATTGCTGGAGGTGACGTAGCAAAAACAGCACGCATAGCGGCCATTCGTGCCGCCGAAACATCAAACGTACCTGTAAATCAAGCGCTCACCGTTCTGCGCCTTGAAACCTCGGACGGTACGAATCTTGGCAAGCGTGGCGACATCGGCCAAACAGGCAAAGGTGGCGACATAAACCAGCAAGCCAAAAACATGACGGATGCCCTTGCCAAAGCTAAGGAAACTGCGACAGACACGCTTGGCCGTGTTGCCGAAGATTGGGAGGCATATGTTGTCTATCAACAGGGTGTGGCGGGTGGCCCTGCATTGCTCAATGCTGCTTCTGACCCTACTAAAAAAGCCATTGATGCGATTGCTCCTTTTTATAGCCCGAAAGACGCCATAAGCGCGATTGTAGATAACGGCGGGAACGCCACTATGTCCGCTGGCCAATTTTTGGACTTCCTGAAAAAGAAATACACCGACACCTCTAAGCGCGTGATGCTTGACCTGCCGACAGTGGATTCACAAAAGCCTGCTGTGGTTTCGGACGCGGTAAACCCATCTGAAAACGGAACTATCCTTGGCAAGCCGCTACCTTCTTTGGCTGATGCGGAAGACAATGACAAAGGCGGTATTGCGGTGCAGCCGGGTGCGACGCCTATTCAATCCCTGCAAAACTTCAACGAGGTTTATCCAGACCTTCTGCAAAGAGCCAACTCCATCCCTAACATCCAGCAAAGAGAGGCTGTTTTGGGGGCGCTTAAGCACCAGCACAGTGTTTATGCCGAGGCAGCTAACGCATGGAAGTCGAACTTCCTGAACAAAGCACAGGAGCTAGGCGCAGACCCTAATTTTACCGATGTGTCTCAAATCCCGCCTGACATGATGGCCGCTCTATCTGACAGCCCAACCACCTTTACTTATTTGGAAAGACGCGCTGAGTATAACCTGAAAAAAACTGCTGGTTCGGTCACTGGCGACATGAAGACATACGGCCAAGGATTTCCTGACGCCATAAGAAGCGTGTGGGAAGGAAGAATCACGAGCCAAGAGCAGGTTCACGACCTTTATAATAAAGGGGCGCTTACCATTTCTGGGCACGATAAGCTTTTGGAGCAAATGAAGGGCGATAAAACGCCTGAAAACGCTTCTGAGTCTAAGATGAAGAACGAGTTCTTCAATATGGCAAAGTCGCGCATTATGCTGCCGGGGATGAGTGCTGAATACGACCCAGAAGGGGCGCAGAGATATTTGAATTTCATGACTGAAGCTATGGCAGCTTATGACGCAGGTAGAGCTAAGGGCATGACGCCCGCTCAGTTGCTAAATTCCAGCAGCAAGGACTATATTGGCAATTCCATATCCAATTTTCAAAGGTCGGCGGCTCAGCTACAACGAGATGCAGTGCTGCGCCCAGCGGTGGAAAAAAGAACGCTTAGAGCTATTGTATCTGATGTAAAACTTGGTAAGCTAACTGAAGCTCAGGGGAAAGAAGAGGCGATTCGGCTCGGCCTTATTGCCGCTCCCCCACCTCCTGTTGTGCCAAGGCCAGAATAATGGAAGAAGAAGAAAACAACATCCAGCTCGACCAAAGAGACTTGTCTGATGTCTCCTTCCCCAAAGGAGTAGGCGCTGAGCCTTCGACGTGGGAAGAAGCAATGAGCGGAGAAGAAGATGCCGTTGCCCCTGCTGAGCCATCCGTAGGGAATGTGCTGTCTCTGGCCAGAAAACTTCCATTCCAGCCTGTTGATTGGCAGACTATCCAGACAAAAGAGCCATCAACGTGGGAAGAGGCAATGGTTGCTGAAACCCCAGCCATTTCTACTGTTTCCAATCTAGCGTCTGCGTATGCCTTTGGAGAGGTGCAAGACCTTACAGAAGCGCAGGTGCAGTTTATGCGCCAAACCGCTGTTGGGCGCGTGATGAACGCTTTTAACCAGTCGTGGGATACCCCAATCCCCACTTTGTTTACCGAGGAAGAAAAGAAGCGCCTACGCGGAACATTGTTGAACGATTATGAAAAAGGCGAGAGTTACGTCACGAAAGGCATATTAGAGGGCGTCATAATGCAGACCATAGAATCTGCATATGAAAAGATGATGAAGCTGGATGAAGCATCCCAAGGGGCGCTATATCAAACTGGCGTAGAACTTTATGGGCCAAGACTAGGCCGTGACCTCGCATTGATGCCCGAAGCATTTGCCGCCCATCCTGCGAGCGTTGGCCTCCATACACCCAAAATCGTAGAGAGAGCAAAAGCCGCTGGGGTTTTGGAGGGAGAGTCAGTTTATTCTGGCCTTCAGGAGCCATCCTCAGAACAAGCCAAAGCAATGGCCGACGCTCAGAAGGCTCTTGGAATAGAAGTTAGGTTTAAGGATGAGCCTCCCAAAGAGGCTCTGGACGCAAAGCAAATAGCGAGAAATCTCAACCCAGAACTGTTTGACGAGTACGACGCACTCGCCGCTGATAGAGAGTCTCTTGGCCGCATGATACGCGACCTATCTGATAAGCGTCGTCAGGAGGCGCTTGATATAGCGCCCCACACACAGGAAATAGCCGACCTTACCGCTAAAATGGAAGGTGCTAATGCCCGCAAGAAGAAAATCTACCAAGAGCGTATTGATAGCCTGACTGCGGCAAACGAAGAATTTGTTTCCTCAAAAATAGCAGAGGATACCCCTGAGATAGCTAAGGCGCGTGAGGATTATCTGAAGGCCGACTATCGCATGAGGGATTTAGCCCCTGAAGTATCTAAGCTTACTCGTGAGGCTCGTGACATCTCTCCTGAGATTGAAGAGTTTGTCGAGACTCCTGAACCTATGCCTGAGCCAGAGCCTATGCGCGATGAGGCCACGATATTGGGCGCACCGCAGAAGCTAGATATTGTCGAAGACCTCAAGAAGAAGCTCACCGACCTTGGCATGACGGCAGAAGAAGCGCTTGCGAATGCCACCTTGGTGAAAGCTCGTTATGAAAACCGCTCTAAGCAATTTGGCGGGTCGCTAGGCACGGCGGAAGAGATGTATGCCCGTGACTTCCCAGAAGTACGCGCTGGTCGTGAGGCAAAAAGGAAAGAGGCCAAAACCAGAGCGAGAGAATTGGCTCAGGAAAAAGAGCAGTCTCTCCGCGCATTTTTATCTGCTAAAACAGAAGATATTGAGGGCATCCGTAACATTCAGGCTCGTGCGGAGTCTGGAAATAAACGCGCCCACACACTTCTGAACTCGATTGCTCAAGACAGCTTAGAGTACCTGACGGGTGGGATTCCAAGCGTTAGAATAAACACGGAGTACCGCACAGGGCTATTCCAAGGCGACTTTGAACCTTCGCTTGGCGTTAGCTTGGATTTTGCGGAGGCAGACCGCCCCTCCGTGCTTGCGTCTTTGGCGAAGTTTGCGGAAAATTTCAATCAAAAACAAGTGCATGTTCGCTCGGAAGCTTCTGGGGAGGCAGTAAATGGCGTATATCCAGACGGAAGCATCAACACCCCTGTTTACCGTGTTGAGACAGGCCGCGCCCTTACCCAAGAAGAAGTTAATAAAGTTATTGAAGAATCTGGCCTAACTGGGGTATCATACGACGAGAAGGGATTGGAGTTTTACAATGCAGGACAAGACGCAACAGAGTTTGCAGATTCAGCAAGCAGAGCAGTCGATGCTGTCGCCAGAATTGCAGGAGGCGCACCAAGCTATTCTAGCAAAATTGAGCGCCTCTGGGTTTACGGAGAAGGCGGCATCCCCTATGAAGGGATTAAGGGCGACCTTCGTACCGCAGACACGGAAGCAAGCACAACCGCCCGCAGACTCGCAGAAGAACGCACAGGGCGACCTGTAAATCCTGCTGAGCAGGCTAGAGAAGTTACTCCAGAGCAAAGAAGGCTTCAGCAGAAAATAGCTGATGCCTTTGACGAGCTTCCCGTCAACGACATGGCGAACCCGCTAGTAAAGCGTGCCTACGAAGAGCTTTCCAAGGAAATAGTTCAGCAGTATAAAGAGCTGCCCATCAAGGTCGAAGCATGGAACGAAAAGGGTCAGCCTTATAAGAACTCGTCCGAGATGCGTCGAGACATTTTGGACAACAACCATCTTTATTTCTTCAAGACCGAAGAGGGCTTCGGCGGAAAAGATGTAGATGTGTCTGGGCACCCCCTCTTAGAAAAAACAGGCGTTAAATCTGTGGACGGCCATGAGATGGTGGTGAATGACATGCTGCGCGTTGTGCATGACTATTACGCACACAGCATGAGTCCAGTTGAGTTTGGCGCGAGGGGCGAAGAGGCCGCTTGGCAGAACCACATGATGATTACCGACTCTCCTTGGGCACGCTGGGCGCTTACTGCTGAAACTCGCGGCCAGAACTCGTGGGTCAATTTCAACAAAGGGCTTGATGAGTCTGTTCCCGTTTCGGAGCGTCCGTTCGCTACGCAAAAAACCGCTCTTTTGCCTATTGAATATTCCATGACAGGCAAAGCGCAAATAGACGCCCCGCTCAAAGCCCTCTCAAAAGAGCTGAATGCGAAAGAAAGAATGGGGTCTCTCAAAGAGTACCCAAAAGAACGCCCTGTGCCCAGAGAAGGTGTAGAGCTTTACCAAGGTGCTGGCAACGAAGCTGGTCAATATGGCCTCCCCGGCTTTTATTCCAAGATGTATCGCTCGCTGGAAGAAAAGCTGAACAAAACTGGCACCCCCGACCAGATGAAGCAGCAGGTAGAGGCATTTGTAAAAAGCGGCCAATTCAAAAAAGACGAGCTGTACTGGTCTGGCCTTGACGAATATCTTTCTTCGCTCCCGAAAGACCAGAAGGTATCCAAGGAAGACATCCTTACATGGCTCGATGAGAATAAGCTAGAAATCTCCGAAGACATCCGCTCCATCAACGACGATAGGAACAAAGGCGGCTACACCGACGATGATGTTTACATCGCAAGCGATGGCGAGCGCGTTGATGTGGAGTCTGAAGACCCATATATGTTTAGCGAAGAGGTAGAGCAATACAAAAATATGTTCTACGAAGACAACGGCGATGATGCAAAAGCGTATTGGGAAAAAGAAGGAAGCCCAGACGAAGACCGATACCTTATTATCGAAGAGAGCGAAGACGGCACTAAGGAAATCTCTTGGAACGAAGAGGCTATTGAGGATGACGCCACAGACAGGGCTAGAGATTACTTCTCGGAATACGGCGACATCGTTTACAAAGCTGATGTTGGAGGCGCTTACAATTACGAAATCCGCATCAATGACCAGAGCGGCGAATGGAGCGTTAGAGATGCTGATAATGGCCGCGAAATTGACAGCGGTTCTGGGCGGACTGCGAGCAGGATGCTTGATTCTGCTCGTCAAGCGCTGTGGGAGCATCTATATGACAATGATATTGTCAGTAATGACAGTGACTCAGAAGAAGGCGCTACGACTTACTCGGAATACCAGCTAGAAGGCCCGAAAGACGACTACACCGAAATGCTTATCACCCTTCCACAAATTCGTGACAAGGGCGTGCGCCAGCATGGCTGGGACGCGAATGAGCCTGTGATGATGCACATACGCTTCAACTCCCGCACAGACGCAGATGGCAAGTCTGTGATGTTCGTGGAGGAAGTTCAATCAGACTGGCATCAGCAGGGTCGTGAAAAAGGGTACATGGATGAAAAGGCCGCTGATGAAATCAACAAGAAGCTCAGCGAGCTAAACTATCAAATCCACGTTCTGCAAGGTCGTGTAATAAGGCGCGGTGAATATTACTATGAGCTTCCTGAAGGAACCCCCGATAGGGAGATTGCAGATTTACGCCAAAGCGCTCACTACGAGAGAAGGGGCGGAGAATTAAAGTCATACGAAGAGTCGATGCTCGAAGATGCAATTAATCGCTCAGAGATGCTCACCGATGAGCAGGTTAAAGCCTACAAGGATGCATTAGATAAAGCAGTGGATGAACGAGACGCTGCCAATGCAGAGGAGGCGCGACTCCGCACTGGCGTTGCCAAAGCTCCTTTCGACGACATGAACAAATACTCCGAACTCGGCATGAAGCGCATTATCGCGTGGGCCGTGGAGAATGGCTTTGACCGTGTTGCGTGGACAACTGGCGAGCAGCAGGCGGAAAGATATTCTTCAGCCTTACAGCGCTCGGTTAAAGAGATTCGCATAAATCCCGAAGGCATTAGCCATGACGGGAACGAGGTGACATCCATCGCGGTTGATGTGCGCCGAGAATACGGCAACAGCGTATCTGATTTTATAGCTCAGCAGCTTGGGAAAGAAGTCACCCGTGACGGGTACGTTTATCTCAATAAAAAGGAAGCCACGAGTGTCTTTGGCCAAGGCTTGGCTGACGATATGTGGAAGCGTGCAGAGAAAATGTACGAGAAGCACGGTGACTGGGACGCTAAAGAGCTGGACAATGCTGAGGGCGATTGGGAGGCGTTGCGTGAAAAGGCTAAAGAGATAGCCCGCAGGGATGATAGCACTCATGAAGAATTTGAGGCCGCACAACGATATGTAGATGAGGCAAAAGCTGTTGTTGATAGGCTAAAAGAGCAAGCGCCGAAAGAGGATATAATAGAAGGTCTCGACATCAAAATCTCCGACAAAGGCATGAAGGAGGTTTACGACAAAGTTCTGGTGAACATCGCCAACGGTATCGTCAAGAAGTTTGGAACCCGCGTAAAGGCGGTAGAGATAGACACTGGCGAAGAAAAACGCGTGATAGCAGAGGGCACTGAGTTTCCTACCTATGCTGACATCAAGCGCACCGTAGAGGCGATGAAGCATAAGCGTGACTTTGAATTAAAAATTGAGGAAAAGAGTCGCGCCGATTTCTTTGAAGAGAAGAGCGGCCTTCCTCGCGCCGAAGCCGAAGCAAGGGCTAAAGGTCAGATGGAGTTATCTAGCTATGGTGGCGCTTTTACCTCCAAAGACGCAGATAAGCTGTTTAGAACCGAAGGGCTGCTCAAGAAGCTAGATATGTTCATCGAGCGTGGTGGCGAAGATTTTAAGCTAGGAGCTGAAGAGTCTCCGTCCATGCAATCGCGCATCAAAGAATTTTTTGAAGGGGACATCCCAAGGCATTATTATGAGGACTACGGCATAGAATACGAAGACGTGCCCGCCCCAGAAAAACAATGGGGGTTTGACGTAACCGATGAGATGAAGGCTTCCGTCGGGGAGAAAGGACAGTCTCTTTTCCAAGCCGCTCGCGGAAAAATCAAGCTGGCCACCAAGGACACCAAGGCCGTTATCTCTTTGTTCAAGTCTTCCAATGCGTCCACTTTTATGCATGAGACAGGGCATTTGTGGCTTGAGGAACTGATGGCTGATTCTGCTCGTCCAGACGCACCAGATATTCTTAGAAACGACGCACAGACTGTCCGTGATTGGCTCGGCGTCAAAGAAGGTGAAATCCCTCGTAAGGCGCATGAGAAATTCGCTCGTGGGTTTGAGCGCTATCTGATGGAAGGTGTCGCTCCTACGAAAGAGCTTGCTTCGGTGTTTGCCAAATTCAAGAAATGGCTGACCGATATATATCGCAGCGTCCAAAAGCTAAACTCGCCCATCAATGACGATATTCGTGACGTGTTTGACCGTTTCTTCACGGACGAGCCACGCCGCACAACGATTGCGCCTGAGTCGGAGCCAGCCAAAATGATGGCGGACATCCATAAGGCCGACGCAAAGAACACTCCTCCGCAATATGCCGCAGAAGAGCGTAACAGAATAAGACAAGAAGCTGATGAATTAGCCAAACTACATGACCCAGAGGTATATGATGAACTCACAGGAAATGCTACTGGACAGCCAATCCCGACTGGCCAAACTCCAGCAGTTGGAGAGCCGACCCAACCAGCCGAAGGAGCGAGTGTCGCTTCTCCAGAACCTACGCAGGTCAGCGGAGGCGGAGGTGGAGCTGGCGCAGAAAGCGCAGGGATACCAGTCCCCGCAAGCGAACAGCAGCCCGCAGGAGCCGAAACAGCAGGCGCAGTTGCCACAGGAGTCCCCGAAGGAGAAAAGTACGCCGCAGAAAGTGGAAGCCCCAGCACGCCTCTTGGACGACCTGAATCTGACCTAGTAGATAAAGCGGGAAATATCAGGCTCGACAATCTCAGCACGCCCGAAGATGTGAGCCAAGTTATTCGAGACGCCGCCGCGCAAAATGACGACTTTATGGCCGCTCGTCGTGGCGTCGTTACTGATGACCAAGTTCTTTCTCTTGCCGACGCTTTGGGCATGACCGCCAAAGAATTGGGAGGACGCTCTCTTGGTGAGGCGTTCAATGCAGAGCAAATCGTAGCAGCCCGCAAGCTATTGGTGCAATCCGCCATCAGTGTGCGAGACCTTGCCAAGAAAGCATCTACGGGCGACGAGCAGGCTGTTATGGCTTATGTCCAAGCAAAAGACCGCCACTTGATGATTCAGGAGCAGGTATCTGGCATCACGGCAGAAGCAGGGCGTGCGCTAAGGGCGTTCCGTAAGCTAGAGGGGCTGGACGACGCAAAAGCGCTTGGGCAGTTCCTAGAGACAAATACAGGTCGCACCCTTAACCAGCTCCAGCAGGAAGCAGCCTTGGCGGCTCAATTAGATACTGCACAGCAGGTGTCCAAGTTCATGAGGGACAGCGAAAAGCCCACCTTTAAAGACATGATTCTGGAATACTGGATAAACGCCATCTTGTCTGGCCCAATGACGCATGTGAAGAACACCTTGGGCAACGTGCTTGTATCAGTGAACTCTATCCCTGAGTCGTTTATCGCCAGCATGATTGGGGAAATTCGCAAAAGAACGGGGACAGGAGATGTCGAGATAACAACCTTGGAAGCCAAGGCTCGCGCTTTTGGGTTTATTCAGGGTGCCAAAGAGGGAATGGTCAGCGCCGTAAAGGCGTTTAAAGACGAGGATTTTGTTGGGAACTTCACGCTTGAGCAGCCACGCCGAAAGGCTATACCGGGCGCTGCTGGTAAGGTGGTGCGCTTGCCGGGCAGGTTCTTATCCGCTCAAGACGAGCTTTTTAAAGCTATCGGCTACCGTCAGGAGCTAAATGCTATTGCCTATCGTGCCGCCTCAAAGGAAGGCTTGTCAGGTGACGCCTTTAACCAGCGCGTAGCTGAAATGACAATGAACCCCACAGAAGAAGTGATGAAGCAGGCCATGAAGACGGCTGAATATCAGACCTTCACAAATGAGCTGGGCGCAACTGGCAAAAGGTTCCAAAACTTCGTCAACTCGAACATGCTGGCCAAACTGATTTTCCCATTCATCAGAACGCCTGTGAATATCTTAAAATACGCGGCAGAGCGAACCCCGCTTGGCCTCCTGTCTCAAGAAATTCGCAATAATCTGTCGGGCGTCAATGGTGCATCCGCGAGAGACACTCAGGCCGCTCGCTTGGCATGGGGAACAGCTCTTGGGGTGGGCGCGATAGCTCTTGCTGCTGATGGCTCCGTAACTGGAGCTGGCCCGTCTGACTCCAAAGAAAAAGCCATGTGGCGAATGACTGGCTGGCAACCATATGCTGTGCGTGTCGGGGATATGTATTACAGCTATCAATGGATGGAGCCATTCTCCACCATCATCGGCATATCCGCAGATATATCAGATACCGCGCTGCATTTGTCGGAGGCCGACGAAGAAGAAGTGGGCAAGGTGGCCGTGGCGGCATTTGCTGCTTTGTCAAAGAACCTCATGAGCAAGCTATCTCTTAGAGGCGCGTCAGACCTTATCCAAGCTGCGTCAGACCCAGACCGTTATGGCGATAGATATATCAACAATTTCGTCGCCAGCTTCCTGCCAAACGTTTCCGCCCAAACCGCTAGAGCGGCTGACCCAGTTCTACGCGACGCAAAGACATTGATGGACACCCTTAAATCTCGCATTCCAAGCATTTCTGAGGAGGTGCTTCCCGTCCGTGACGTATGGGGAGAGCCTATTGTCAGAGGCGGGTCGCTGGGCATAGATGCTTACAACCCCATTTATGAATCGCAAATAACAAATGACCCAGTAAATCAGGCACTTATATCTGCTGGTGTATTCCCCTCTAAGCTTCGTAACAAGATACGTGGCGTTGAGCTTACCCCTGAGCAATACGACAGATACAGCATGGTGGCAGGGAGAATGGCAAAGCAAAGGCTGAATGCCGTTGTGTCGCTGCCGAATTTCAGCGAAATTCCATTGAGCGCGAGAGTTAAAATGCTCAACCACTCTGTTTCTTCTGCCCGTGAGACTGCTCGCGCCATGATGATGATGGAGTACCCAGAGATTATGCAGCAGGCGATAGACAACAAGCAGAGGGAGCTGCAAGGCGAAAAATAACTAGCGTCTCCCCCTAATATAGAGTATCATTTCGGCAAGAATCTGGAGTAACCAGACAGCCCTAAAAAAAGAGGCAAGAGTGACCATATCGACCCAATCCTCATCGGTGACTATTTTAGGGACTGGTGCGCTCAATTCCTTCAACTTTTCTTTTGTGGTGCCAGATGCGCTTTCTGTATCGGTTATTTATACCGATTCGAGCGGGAATCAAACCACCTTAAATCCTTCTCAGTACACCCTGTCAATCAACGCGCCAGCCCCCGGTCAACTTTGGGGCGCTGGAGGCACCGTTACCTATCCGTTGTCTGGCTCGCCTATCGCCGCTGGAACGAGCATTACCATATCTCGCGTTCTTCCGCTCACGCAGCTTGACTCCATTTCCAATCAGGGCAATTTCTATACGCAGGTAACAGAAGAGGCTTTGGACACTCTCTGTATGCAGATACAGCAGGTCTCCGCTCAGACAGACCGCTCCCTGCAATTCCCGATAGTTGATGGAAGCTATGATTCAATACTTCCAGCCGCTCAAGTCCGCGCCAATAAATACCTCGCCTTTGATTCTCTCGGAAACGTAACTGTCACAGAAGGTTCGGGTGGCGTGCCTTCCAATACCGATGTCAACGTTGGCCTGACTAACTTTATTATCAGCCCTGTGGGCAACCCAGAACCCCCTGCAAGCGGACTGGTGGTGAGCCTGCCTTCTGGAACCGCCTGCATCGACAACGTGGTTATTCCATTCCCCGCTATATCCAAGACGCTCAATGACGACTCTATCTACGATGAGTGGCTGAATGCGGACGGCACAATAACGGAGGAGATAGCAACGCCATCTACCTTCACGTCCCTTCCAGAGTACAATGACAAGGTTCATTTGTGGCGCATATACACCCTTGCTGGCGCGGTTGTCAGCATCACTCAAATGTCCAACACTTATCCCCTCCCAACGCGCCCAGATGATGCTGCGTACACCATCGACAACTTTGTGCAGAATTTTTATCTCTACACAACTGTAACGCCTTGGTCTTCTGGCGGAACCGTCAGCTATGGTCAGCTTATCAGCAACACCAACGGCGATATTTACCAAGTAGCTGCACCCGTAACTGGCACAACCACTCTTGGTACGGTTGCCCCATCTGGGCAGTCAGCAGGGGCTATTACCAACGGCGGGGCAACGCTGTTCTATTATTCTCAGGATTACTTCCTTGGCTTGTTTCGTTATGCCCCAAATAACGGCATTGAAAACTATTTCTCCAACATTGCTCTCCGCCGCGTATGCCACAGGACTCTATTAACAGGGTCTCCTCTCGGCGCTCCAGCGGGGACTACGGTTGCCTCATTGGTTCGCAATTACATTGAAGGCATGTTCTACCACTTGATTATTCCTCGTGTGAACTCTGGTGTTTACCTGAAGGGCATGAAGATGATTGCTGGCGGGTATATTTGGCTGTGCACCACAGCAGGCACCGCCTCTGGCTCTTCTCCTTATTCTGGAACCTACACGCCCTACAACTCGACGGTCACGGACGGCACTGCGGTTTTCCTCTGCATTTATGCTTCATACGCAAGCCAGCAGTTCTTCTGGATGAACGTGGACAGGACATTCCTTGTTTATCGCACCCCCGACTCTCATGACAGCTATGCATCGACTTTCTTTAGCCTGATAGCTCGCTACATAGAGGTTACGGGAGAGTACGAGTGGCTGTACGGAGACAGCTCGCAGCCAGATGGTGCGGGAACATATTGGACGTATCAGGAGCTAATAGAAGAGATTGCCAACTATAATCTGGATACTCAGATTGCCAATTTCTTGACCTACACCTTCCAGAACGCCGTCAGCCCTGTTGATGGGTCTGCCTACACCACGCGCTTTTTGCAGGACAACTGTGAGTCCGTCGCAGGGTTTAGAGCGCTCGATTATATTTACACCATTCTTGGCGACCCAGTAAAAGCTGCCGCAGCAGCAGCGAACGTGCCATATGTAGGCTCTGGTATTGCAGCCTTGTATGATACGACTTATAACCTTTTTGGTATTGCCTATGGCGACCCTGTGAGCGGCTGGGTGAATGACGAGAACAAAGGCTTCTATCCGTATCTCAATTCGCAGCTTTTCCCAGAGTTCTACAATATTGAGACCGTCACTCAAGACGTGAGAAATCTCGTTAGAACTTGGGTGTCCGAGCAGATGATTGGCTGGTGGCAGAATAAAGGCAAGGACACGTTCCCTCAGAATATGTTTGGCTTTATGGCCGCTCGCATTTGGCAGGACGCGCAGAAGGCTTACAATTTTGTTGAAAACACTGAGAGGTATTTCCTTGAGGGCGGCGGTCTTATCATCAACGAGTTCGCCTATTATCTCGACACGAAAGACCTCACTTACCCCGGCCAATCTGTGCTGGCTATTACGCCCACGACTATTTTGCTTGAGGATGTAGCTCAGAACGCCACCACTCTTTTTGTGAACGGGCGCTTGTTGCTTACGAACCAGACAGCGGCTTTCACCATAGACCTTCCTGCAAATTGCTACATCACCGACATCTTCATTGAAGAAACGGCTGGTAACGCAGTAACAGGGGGCGTGAAGATAGGCACAACCAATGGCGGAACCGACGTGGTATCAGCTTTTGCGGTGGGCGCAAATTCTATTGCCATGATTCCTTCGGCTTCAATCTTGAAGAAGGTTTTCAGTCGCAGTGCTGTGCAGACACTTTATTTCGGGGCCGTATCGTCATTTAACAGCGCCAACCTCACTGTCGAGGTCAGGTACAATTCACTCTAGGAGAAAGACATGACCAATATACCAAGCACTGGCGGAAGCAAACTAGCTCTTCCAATTATTTCTGAAAACTTTTGCCCTCAGCTATCGGCTAAATTAGCCGTTACTGGCACAAGCGCGAGCATCACATTTACGCCGCTTACTGGTCAGCAGCGCCAGACATTCAAGATTACCAACAAGGGAAATAACGGCGCGTATCTCGCATGGGGCGTAGGCTCTGCAACGGCGGTGGCTTCGTCTGGCACTCCAGCAGCGAACTGTGACTATATCGCAGCAGGAGCTATTCTAACTCAGGATTTTTCTCACGCTGACGGAATCGTTGATACCATCGCAGCAATTCAGGACGCAAACAGCACTACTCTTGAAATCACCCTTGGCTTTGGTCAATAGGAGGACACATGGCATTTTTAGGAAAAGTAACTCAGCAGGCAGACGGACTTGATACTCTGCGCCAACTTCTTGAGCTGGCAAAGAATCCATCGGCCATCATTGAGGCAAACGAGGTTGCTCGGAAGGAAGCTGCTTTGACGGAGGAGCAGATTGCTAAGGCCGAAGAGGCCAAGGCTTACATCGCCCGACACGCTGAGCTTGTGGCGGAGCTTTCTGCGAAAGAGGCCGCGCTTGATAAAAGAATTGAAGAGTTCAACGAATCTGCGTCTTCGACAAGGGCGGAATTGGAGCAAAAAGGTTCTCGGCTATCTTCTATGGAGGAGGCTCTTTCAAAAAAAGCTTCAGAAATTGAAGAGTCCGCGCTTGCTATTTCCGCGAAAGCCAGCGCGGTTTCCCTGCGTGAATCCACTCTCGAAAAAGAGAAAGAGGCATTTGAGCTTCATTTGAAACGCGAAGAGAAGCGCCTTGAGGAAAAGAGAATCTCGCAAGAGGCAGAGGACGCAAGACTGGGTTCTCTTTCCGCTTCCTTGCGTGCTAAGGCCGCAAAACTCAAAGAATTTGCTTCGGATATTTAGGTGCGTAGATGGTATATAAAAGCTCTCTTCGCCAAACAGGCGGGGGCACAGGAACAGTAGAGTCTGTCACGGGGTTGAATACGGATAATGCCGACCCCGCGAATCCTATTGTCAAAATCTCTGTGGACGGAGTTACCATCACTGGCGAAGGCACGCCAGCAGACCCATTAGTTGCTGTAACTGGCGGTGGGGGAGACGTAGTTGGCCCCTCTGGTGCGGTCTCTGGAAACTTCGCTTCTTTTGATGGCAACACTGGCAAGATAATAGAAGACAGTGGCGTATCGGCGTCTGATTTTGTTACCAGCGTGGGAGCAAGCGCCCCCATAAGCTCTTCTGGCGGACAAACTCCAAGCATATCCATATCTCAGGCCACCACCTCCACAGATGGCTATTTGTCGTCAACTGACTGGAACACTTTTAACAGTAAGCAACCTGCTGGCTCTTACGTCACATCCGTAACAGGAACAACAGACCGAATTACGTCTTCTGGTGGCGCGACTCCCGCTATCGACATTGCCTCGACCTATGTTGGCCAAACAAGCATAACGACTCTCGGCACGATTGGAACTGGCACTTGGAGCGCAACAACAATTGCGGTAAACCGTGGCGGCACGGGTCAGACCTCGTACACTGACGGCCAGCTTCTTATCGGTAATAGCACAGGAAACACGCTGACTAAAGCTACCCTCACCGCTGGTAGTGGTGTTTCGATAACAAACGGCAATGGCTCTATCACGATTTCTGCCACAGGGACGGGCGGGACGGTAACGAGCGTTGCAATGACGGGTGATGGGGTCATATACGACTCTACCGTTTCTGGTTCGCCAATTACGGGAAGCGGGACTCTTGTTCCAGCTCTTCTCACGCAAACCGCTAATAGGGTTTTGGCTGGCCCAACAACAGGCAGCCCCGCCGCTCCGACATTTCGCGCACTGGTCTCTGGTGACATTCCTTCACTATCTTCTATTTATGTTCCTTATACGGGAGCTACGGCCAATATTGACCTTGGCACATATGACTTAATCACTGACACAATTACTTCTAAGTCCTCTGCTGGGCTTATCCTTGAAAACGCTTCTGGCGGTGATGTCCTGCACATCGGCAACGGCGGCGGTGTAAATGCTACAGCATACGGTGGGTGGAACTTTGACGGGGCAACGGCCAATACTATTGCCAGCTTCGGGGCTTCCAAAACACTTACAAGCCTTGCTACTGCTACATATCCAGACCTGACAGAATTGTCCTATGTAAAGGGTGTAACTAGCGCAATCCAGACGCAGCTTAACGGCAAGCAA